TATCATCAATAATGTTCATTAGCTTGTAGGCCTCGCAACACTAGACTTTCCCTTACCCTTCCTAAGCATCGCAGCAAATTCAGGATTATGTTCCACAGCGTTCAACAACTTAATCTGACTCTTTGCGTTCTTTTCAGTCATGTTTCTACCGTGAACACTATTGGGTGAACTCACTGTGTAACCGCCTCTTCTTTTAACCATCTTGAATGGCATCTTATACCTCTGTTAAAGACAACGTGCGCCAGAATAGGTAATATAATCAATCTGTTCATCTGTAAAGTCGTAGTCAACACAAAGAAAATCCAGAACATCTGAGATAGAAATAGTACGTCTTTTTCTAAGAAACCATCTCCAGACTTTCTTTCTGTTAATATTACACTGTTCAAGATCATTCTCTTTGTTAGTACCAGTAACAATAGATGTTACTGTATTTAACACAGTTATCTTAGCGTGGCAATGCGAGCACAAAGGTGCAGTCTTTTCTGGTATATAGGTAATATGATGATTAGCAATCTTCTTAGTACTTTTGCACTTTCTGCAAAACTGCACTACAAACAGTGGTTTACTGCTGTTGCCTAAAGATTGCTTCAATTTTTGTATATCTTGTTCTGTCATATTACCTTACCAAATCAGGTAGCGCCGTTTCAAAAGAGACAACACAAGGTCAATTATTAAGGCTGTCCCATCCCACCAGACTGAACATCATACCCGCTACCCTGTCCACCTTGCTGCTCCTGCTGCGCTCGCATCATGAAAGCTTCCGCAATCTGCGGAATCAACTGCACGAGTATCTGGTACTTCTGTGCAGGATCACCTTCCAGGATTGCAAGTTTTTTAGCGATTTCGTCAGTCAAAGGATCAACTCCACCCTGACCTCCACCTTGAGGCGGGGGCATCATAGCAGGTTGGCCTTGGGAAGGACCCGGAGCAGTACCTGCAGTAGCCTCAGGGGAGGGAATTTCCTGTGACTGCTGAGGTTTCTGCTCCGAGGCCATTAGTTTCTGAATTATGAAATCTGATATTTTGCCAGCCATTGCCTCTCTCCTGTTATGTTTTCAAGTTTCGTACATTTATTGGACGGATCTTAAATAGCCATCCACCTCTGGCTTCGAACTCGCCCAGATCCTTTACTTCCGTTAAATTGCCAAGGCCTAATTACCTTACTTTTCTCAGATTTCGCTTTTTTAAACACCTTAGTTGAGATGTTTGAGAAGTATTCAGACAGACAAAGTGCATCTGCGATATTCGGACTGGCAATGCCTCGGGCCTTAAGTTCCTTCTTTGACTCCACCTTAATACCACCGTGGGAGTTGAAGTCATACCTGACAGATCCCAACTCATTAGCCAGTTGTTGTCCCAAAGACTCTGTGTCGTCAGGGTTCTTTATGTCAGGAAAACTGTAAATACCAAGTGCACACTTATCTCTAACTGCACACCACAACTGGTCGCGTAAACGATCAAACTTTTCTAGTCCAATGGATGCCTCGGTAACATTTACCTGATATAGGTTTCGCAGATTGTGTTTAAACAACCAGTCTGAAACACCAGCTCCAACACCTATAACATCTATTGCGCATCCAGCAGCTTCCATCTCTTGGTAAGACTGCAGAATAAATCCACCCAGGGAGATGGTATTAAGACCGTTGAAGCGTTCCCAAGGACTGATAAGATTACCTCTTCTTGGCAGTATAACGGAATCATCGGACCCAAACCGAGCAACATCTACACCTAGATATAAGGGTTCATCATCTGCCACTTCAAAGTCATTTCCAATACACTGTTCCGCAGTGTAGAGGGGAATAAGGGTTGTATCGTCTGCCAGAGGAGGTAATCCTTCAACACGAATTCTGTAAATGTTAGAGTTAATTCCGTACTTTCTTGCCATGTAGTCAGGATAGGCAGGGTCAACATTAGTACTCTTTCTAGAGTCCCAATGAAGTCTTATCCAGTCCTTCTTAATTTCATTGTGATAGTGGGTATCAAAGAAATACCCTTGTCCCTTAGTCACATTCCCAATCAAGATAGTCTTATTATCAGGTTGGGTTAAGGCACCTTCAAGGGGGATAAAGACAGGATCGGGAATACCACTTGACTCATCACACACTATTAAAAGATGGTCAGCATGAAGACCGGCTAACGTCTCTGCCTGTTCCTCTTTAGAAGCCTTGGCACTAACAGAAATCGCTCTACACCACCACTCTTTCGGTGCATCCTTCTGGAAGATCTTATCTTTCTGTACAACAAACTCATCTGCCAAGGTAGATCGTCTAAGCCACTTTGACAATTCCGCCCACAAAATATCTGCCAACTGATGCGCCGTTGGAGCTGTACAAACAACCTTAGCAAAGGGCCGGGTGGTAAGGAACCATAGGATTATCCAACTCACTGAGGCATCCTTTCCAGTTCCATGACCACTATGCACACTGATACGTTTTCCTTCTCTAACTGCTATGAGGAGTTCAATCTGTTGCTCTGAAGGTGTCACCTGGATACAATCCGAGACGAACTGAAGTGGACTGTTTTTCCACTCTGCTAACTTCTTCAGAACTCCTTTATTCAGTTCAGTCATTTAGTTCCTAAATAAGTTCAAAATAATAAAAGCAGATGCCAGACAAAATGACAGTAATGTAAGTAACACAAATATTAACTCACTTTTATTAGGAAATCCTAGCATAATGCACCTTTAAGTAGGCAGGGAGATGCCTTAACTATTTCTTTTCGTGTTTAATAACTAAGTCAACAGGTGCACTGCTAACCTTCTTTGCCCTTTTCAGCATCTCCCGCTCTTCATAGTTAGGAGGTCCAATAGTAAGCATAATCTGCATCTGTTTCTCATCATGCCAGATCTTCTTATCATACCTCTTTCTTGTCGCCTTAACAGTCATCTTAGGACTAAGAAACTTTGTGGCCTTGTAAGCACCTTTAATCAAAATTTCATAAGTTACTTCTTGGATAGCCCTAATCCTAACATCCAACAATCCTGCATGATCTTCCATTCTTTAATCTCCTTTTAGCCCTGCAAGAGGACGCTCCAAAGATAAGGTCAGTCTCCCTGCCCTTTAAACTTCTAAGTCGTTAACTCCGGTATTTTATCCCCGTCCCTCTCCAAATCTTCGAACTCAGCATCATCGAAGGTATCTGGGATTTGTGCAACATGCTGAGAAGCCATCTCCTGCTGTTCAAGGTGGATAAGGTGAGCCACAAGACCCTTGATCTCGGTAGGCTTTCCCTCGACCACCAGTTCTTTATCCTTCAAAATCTTATAACACAATACAAGATCCTTCAACCCTGCTTCTTCTATCTTATCAGGTGTGATGGCCTCAAGCACTCGTGCTTGCAATTCAGTGAGTTGCAGAGACTGAAGGGTCCTGTATTGTAGTATAAGGTCATGTTTACTTTGAATATCCGCAATTCGCTTAGTGAGGGTCGGGACTGAGATACCCAACTCCTTAGCCTGATCTCGCTGGATCATCCCCTGAGAAGCGAAATCGAATAAGATATCAAGATCTAATTCCTTCTTAGGCCTTCCCATCTCAGAACCCCCTTGGTTGTGCAGGTTGGTTCCTGTTAAAGTACTTAGGACCAAACTGATTAGCACCAATACCCGCTGCGAACAGGGGGGCAAGGCTGTAGATGGGATAACGACTTGGAGTGGAGGGGGTTATAGGGATGTAGGGGACCTTAACACCTTCAGCATAGTAAGTTTCAATTAGACTATCTCGGTCATCTTGACTTAACGTTCGCCACCAGTTACTAATATCCTTTTCAGGAATGCCAAGTTTCTTTCCTATGACATTACCACTAGCAGGTTCTTTCGCAGTATTGCCTATATTAATCTCCCCAACCTCAGCCTTCCCATACTTCTTAAACAAAGAAGAAATCCTGACATCATACAAACTCTTTAGACCCTCTCCACCTATCTCGAGGTCGAGACCTTTAATTATACCGCCCTCCCTCATTCCAACCTTACCAACAGGTTGTGTAAGCTCATCAGATAATATCTTTTTTGCAGTATCTTTTCCGACATACTGAGTAAGTTCATCAGGAGGTATTTTAGAAGGAATACCAGGAACTGTTTTGCCTTCGAGTGTTTTCATCCCCAGATCAAAAGTACCATCTGCATTTTTCCAATAAGTTAATTGACTTATTTTATTAGACAAAGAATACCGATCCGCTTGCATCTTCCCCGGCGTCCAGGCAACTCCATCATACCCATTCTCTTTAGCATAGGCCAGGATACGTTTAACTCCGATGTCGTAGATACGCTCTTGGAGGGCAGGGGGCATCTTACCTTGTTCACCTTCAATGACTTTTTCTACCTCAGATGGATTAACACCTATCTTCTTGGCAGCAAGAACAGCTTCCTCTTTAGTGTCAAACTTATGTACTGTAGAACCCCATTTTGATCCGTCAGTATTTGGTCCTAAGAAGGAATATTTCTGATCCCCACCCGGACCCTGAATCTCCTCAACAAAGAGGATCTTCTTTCCCTTTGAAGGTTTGTTAATATCAAAAACCCTCTCATACCTTGCGGGCTCGAGTAGATGAGGATTATCAATATCCCCGCCAAGTCTAACTTTATTTCTGTCTACTGCATAGACAAAGGCTTCACCTTTTCCTCCAGTTCTGTCACTTGCCTTTGCGTAGTCAATGGCATCATTGATATTCTTAGTAAAAAATCCCGATTCCATGTTTCTAGCATCTGGCATATCTCCACCGTGGTACCAAATATCTTTATCAGGATTTCTTCTGTTGTAGTCTGCGATATCGTCAATAACTTGTTGGTAGGCATACTTGTCACCGCCTATAATACGATCATTAAAGCGAATTCGGACCACGGGGTTCTGGATGTTGTTGTAGGCGGCATGACCGTCATACCATACTTGATTAACTTGTTCTGTTTCTGGGAAACCGAGTCTTACACGTGTAGGCGGATTAATTACTTCTTTTGTTAAAGACGGGGCAGTAACAAACATCTCCCGATAAGATCCCTCTTTGGCTCCGGGGGCGACCCAGGTGGAGAAGTGGGTTGGCTCAGTATATTCTGTAGGATAATTAATATCTTTCCATCTCATTATATTATGTCTTGCTTGTTTTTGCGCAAACTGTTGTGCTTCTAGATCACTATATGTTCCAACAGATTTAAGATTACTATACGCATCTGCAAAGAATTCCTCAAACTTTTTATCCAGTGTTTCTGACGAGACAGGATTTTTGTTTGTTTCTGGTGCGCCAAGAATCTTATACTCAAACTTAATTCCTCTCTCACCAATCCTCCCCAAGACCTGATCCTTCGTAACCATACCAGACAGACCACCCAAAGTATCCCCGACCTCATCAACAGTCACGCCTTTGTTCAACAAGGTCTTCTGCAACTGCCTCGAGTCCATCTTACCAAAATTAGTCCCTCTTACCACATCAGCAAGTTTGGAGAACAGACCCGGTTGTTCTTCGACAAACTTACCAAAGGTCGGCGCGGTTTCGGATGCGAGATTCTTAACTATGGTAGAAGCAATGCCCATCAAACTCCAGTAAATACTAAAATTATTTACTTCATTTATAATAGCACTATAAAACTTTATTTTGAAGAAGTCAAGAGAATAATGTTAGAATATCCATTTATTTTACAACTTAGACAACCTTATAATTTTAGTGGCGTTGATATGCCGTTAAAACACCCGCCGTGGGTCACGACGTTGGCCGTGGTGACACGATTACCCGTTCCACGTATCCCAATGGCCGTTTTAACACGGACGACCGTTTTCGTTCTAACATTATTCAACAAAGGTAAACTAATCCAAGTTAAAATTTCAACTTTTCTGTGTAGATCGGCAGGTCTATTCTGAGTTTCAATAGTGATTGAGGGTCGCTGGAATTAGGTTTCAAACAAGATTCGTCCAATATTTGGATCAATCTTGATGGTTGGCTGCACCAATAGGTTCTTGGATGATTGGTTCAAGTTATTGGCAAGTTAAAAAACTTACTTTGTGTAAAGAAGCACTCGTCTTTCAACAGGTCAGGGGATGGTATGGGGGCTCATGGGGGTCCTCCAATGGGCGGAATACTCCATTATGCCATTCTTAACATATGCCAAGGTTTGCATATGCCAAGCATTACATATGTCAAGGTTTGCATAACCAGTACACACCGAACCTGATCCAGACCACTGACCGGCAGTCATATACTGACCATTGGCCAGTCATGTATGCTCACAGATTCGACAATAACGTCGTTATTCGACATACAGATTCGACAATAATGTCGAGGTACATGGTATATTTATTATGTCACATCTGACATAACATTGTAACCTGTTGATATTATTACGTTTTATTTATTTCGGCACATTGGAGCTGTTGGCACAGCGATTGCAATGTATATGATTAACCGGGAGGTATCACATACCCGGCGGCAGACATGGTTAATCGGTGGATGTTGCACCCTTCCAGTTGTTTGGATGATACGATGGTTTCATGTTTGCAAACTCTTTGATAATCCATATCACCTGCAATAGTATATGGTACATAATGAGAAATCCTGATCATTGTAAACCTGCCGTGAAATATGGAGGCAGACGCAATGGAAAAAATTGAAGCAGACGTGGTCATATCAATATCGTTGATAGCAAAAAATGGAAACACTATTGGTATGGTTATTCCTTTTTGGGAGTGTGATCTGACCTCAGATCAACTCCTAGACCGAGCCAATCAATTCGCCCTTGAATTAGCCGAACGCAACGGCACAGGCATAGCAGAATATCAAATAAACGATTTTAGATTTATACCCTAACAAACTTTTGGCAGGTTTGTAATGGTCAGGATTAAATGAATTATGCTTTCCGTTATACGCCTCCCATATCATCTATATTGATAA